TGGCCGCTAACAAACAGTTGGAATGGGCAAGGCAAGGCCGTGGAGGTTGGGTGCATGATGAGGAAGAAAAACCGGTTCCTGTAGCCACTGCGACAGAGGAACCACTAGTAGAGTCGCCACCTCATGATGAACCTTATCCTGAACTAACTGAAGAACAGCTAGAACAGATACGTGCCGTTGCAGCCAATGCTGCGGTAGACAAATTAGAAAAGCCCGAGCCTGTTGTTGAGGTAATAGAGCCTGAAGTAGAGCAGTTCTTTGCCAACGCACAGGCCACAGCACAAGCAATTAATGCAGGTACATATCAAGCACCAGAGCTGGATATTCCAGTTCTTGAAAACGAAGAAATGTGGGCACAGCGTGTGATTGATGAACACAAAGAAGAAGCCGAAGAACAAGCTTCGCACGAAGCACTAGTAAAATTGTTCCAGGACAACGCTCCCAAAGAAGTTGAACCAGTTGAAGAAACAAAACCCGTCGACGAATACAACACACCTATTCGTCGAGGCGCCGATTACGCTGTCAGATACAAAGGTAAAGTTTATAACCTAGATGCATTTAATGCACTACATCCTGACATGGCCATTCGCGCTGATAACGATAAACTGGAAGCTGCCAGTCAATGTGGGTTTGGTGATCAATTCCCAAACAGTCCAATGAAGGGTGACATGTTTATTAGAACAGACTATTTGCCCGACCGTTTGTTTAAATGGAACGGAACCAAATGGATCGAAGTAGACAAAAACACCACTGACAGTTACACCTACAATCAAGCATATATACAGCATTTGATTCAAAAGCTCGAAGCCGGCGAATACGAAATTGAAGATCTCAGCGATGCTGAACAGGCACAAGTTGAACAACAAATTGAAGAAATTTTAAAAAATAAAAATGGTTAGTAATCTAGTTACTCCACCGGACATTGTTTCGAATGACCTGTATTCTGTTTTGATAGTGGATCCTGAACAATCAGAGTTGGATGCTGTAATCAAGTTTTGCCAATATGCAGAACGTGCATTTAATGTGTATGTTTATACATCAAACATGGAGAACTTGGCCTGGCTGGACCAAGCTGTTACTGCATGTGACGCGGTTATTGTAAACTCAAAATCTAACAATTACAAAAAATTATGTTTACTGGATAAAACTTATTATTACGGTGATCAATTTTATCTAGAAAATACAAGAAAAATTCCAGATCCCCTGCACTTTTTCGCTGCACAAGTCAATTCAGATAAATAGCTGCTATGTACATTAAATCAAATAAAATCACAGGTAATCTAGTTGTTGTGCAACACGACAACGTGGAAAAAGCCTTACGCAAATTCAAGAAGAAAGTGGCCGAATCAGGCCTGCTGCAAAATCTACGTGAACGCGAAACTTACGAAAAACCCACCACCCGCAGAAAAAAAGCCAAAGCAGCAGCTCGTCGTCGTTGGAAGAAAAAACTCACCGACGAGCAGCTACCTAAAAAATTGTACTGATGTATATAGAATTCCGTTTGCCGTCTGGTGCAGGTGGAGCGGCTGCTGGCTATGCTCTCACACATATCAACATTGACATCAACGACTGGGTAAATAAGTTCAATATTGAGCATCACAAAACAAAATTGCACAAATACACCTATAGATTGTGTTTGGCCACAGACAAAGACTACACACAATTTGCGCTTACATGGAATCCCCAATATTCGGCTTCAACATATTTTGAATTTAAAAATCCAAAATAATTGTTCTAAAACAAAAAAATTGTTATAATACAGGTATAAATAATTGTGTAGGATGCCGCAAGGGTCCTGCAACCACTTGCTTAATTTAAGGAGAAAACTATGAGTACAATCATTGGTATCGACCTCGGTACCACCAATAGCTGCGTAGCAGTTGTCGAAAACGGAATCCCCCGAGTAATTGAAAATTCAGAAGGTGCACGTACTACTCCCAGCGTCGTGGCTTACACCGCAGAGGAGATTATTGTGGGAGCCGGCGCCAAGCGTCAAGCAGTAACCAATCCACGAAACACAATCTATGCTAGCAAGCGACTAATTGGACGCAAGTTCCGGGAAGAAGCTGTTCAGAAAGATATTGACCTCATGCCTTACACAATCATGGAAGCCAAGAATGGCGATGCATGGGTACAGGCAGATGGTAAAGAACTAGCACCTCCACAGATCAGTGCCGAAGTTCTTCGCAAAATGAAAAAGACTGCCGAAGACTATCTTGGGTATGAAGTTACTCGGGCAGTTATCACAGTACCTGCTTACTTCAATGACAGCCAGCGTCAAGCAACCAAAGATGCAGGAGCAATTGCAGGTCTAGAAGTTCTACGTATTATCAATGAGCCAACAGCAGCAGCTTTGGCATATGGAGTGGACAAAAATGAAAAGGCTGATCGCAAGATCGCTGTGTACGATCTGGGTGGTGGTACCTTTGACATCAGCATTATTGATATTGCTAACGTGGACGGTGATAAGCAATTTGAAGTACTTAGCACCAATGGTGATACATTCCTAGGTGGCGAAGACTTTGACCAACGTATTATGGATTTCTTGATTGACGAATTCCGTAAAGAATCGGGTGTTGATCTTGGCAAAGATGTCATGGCATTACAACGCCTAAAAGAAGCAGCCGAGCGCACCAAGATTGAATTAAGTAATAGCACACAAACAGATGTTAACTTGCCATACATCACAGCAGATGCCACAGGTCCCAAACACCTCAACATCAAGATTACTCGTGCTAAACTAGAGTCATTGGTTGATGAGCTGATCCAACGCAGCATTGAACCATGTCGTGTTGCCATGCGTGATGCAGGTGTTACTGCCACGGACATTGATGAAGTTATCCTTGTTGGTGGTATGACACGTATGCCTCGTGTACAAGAAGAAGTTGAAAAGTTATTTGGACGGGCACCACGTCGTGATGTCAATCCGGATGAAGCAGTAGCAGTTGGTGCAGCAGTGCAAGGTGCTGTACTAGGCGGTGAACGCAAAGACGTTCTACTACTTGATGTGACCCCACTAAGCCTTGGTATTGAAACCATGGGCGGTGTGATGACCAAACTAATACAAAAGAACACTACTATTCCAACCAAACATAGCCAAGTGTTCTCGACCGCAGAAGACAATCAACCTGCTGTTACTATCAAGGTGTTCCAGGGCGAACGTGAGTTGGCCTCTTATAACAAGCTACTAGGTGAATTTAACCTAGAAGGAATCAATCCTGCTGCACGTGGTCAACCACAGATTGAAGTCACCCTAGATGTTGACGCAAATGGTATTCTCAAAGTAAGTGCCCGAGATAAACAAACTGGCAAAGAAAACAAGATTACTATCAAGAGCGATAGTGGCCTAAGCCAGGAGCAGATTGCAGAAATGATTCGCGATGCCGAAGCCAATGCTGATGCTGATAAAAAGCAACGTGAATTAATTGAAGTACGTAACCAAGCGGATTCTGTAATCCACCAGGTTCAAACTGACATGAAGGAAGTAGAAGGCAAGCTTTCGGAAGATCAGACGAAACAAATTGATGAGGCTATTGCCAACCTCAAAAAGGCAATAGCAGAAACAGACCAGGAAGTGATCACGACCAAGATCTCAGAATTGTTTGTAGCTGCTAAGGTAATTAATGAAGTAACCCAAGCACCCGCTGCTGAGGAATCTGTACAGCCCAACACAAACGACACAGTAGTTGACGCTGAGTTTACAGAAAAGAAGTAAAGAATATGCAGAGTAGATGCCCAGGTGGGGTCTACTCTCATATATGTCATAACTTGCTTATATGAAAGGAGACGACTATGACAACATATACAATTAGCACTTTTGATTTACCTACTCTACATCGCCACGCTGTGGGCTTTGATAGATTATTCAATGAGCTAGGACGCACTTTTGCCAATAGCAAAACCGATAACTATCCACCACACAACATTGTAAAGATCGACGAAAATCACTATGCCATCCAACTTGCAGTTGCTGGCTTCAGTGAAGATGAATTGGACATTGAATACAAAGAAAATGTTCTAACGATTCACGGCGAACAAAAGCAAAAGGATGAATACGAATACCTGCACCGAGGAATTAGTGCTCGTACTTTTGTTCGCCATTTTACTTTGGCTGACAATGTGGAAGTAAAAGGTGCAACTGTAATTAACGGTATCTTGGCAATTAGTCTTGAGCATATTGTTCCTGAAGAACAAAAAGCCAAAAAAATTGCAATTACTTTCGCTAAGTAATATAATAACAGTAGGGGAAATTCTTCCCCTACTTTACCCAATAAGATTATGAGCAAAACAGACATCGTAGTAAAACCTCGAATTCAGGTTAAAACAAATGTGCAGCCTCCCAGTTTGTTTAATGTCATCTATCTTAATGATAATATAACTACTATGGAATTTGTTATTGAAAGTCTAAAGAATATTTTTCATCACACCGAAGAAACTGCACACGAAATTACTGTGAAAATTCACGAAGAAGGAAGCAGTGTAGTAAGCACATTGCCATATGAAATTGCAGAACAAAAAGGTGTAGAAGCCACATTGCTTGCTCGAAACAATGGCTTTCCACTCAACGTCAAACTAGAACCAGCAACCTAAATGATATTTAATAAAATCAAAGAGCTTAAGGCACAGGGCCTTAAGATTGGTATCACCTTCTCTACCTTTGATATGCTACATGCCGGACATATTGCCATGTTAAGTGAAGCAAAGAATCATTGCGATTACTTGATTGCTGGCTTGCAAACAGATCCCACAATTGATCGTCCAGATAGTAAAAATCCTCCAGTGCAGAGTATTGTGGAACGACAAATACAACTAAGTGCTACCCGTTTTGTGGATGAAATAGTTGTGTATCAAACTGAACAAGATCTCATTGACCTCTTGCTCATATTGCCAGTTGATGTTAGAATACTGGGTGTAGAATACGAAAACAAGGACTTCACTGGCAAGAAAGAATGTTGGGATCGTGAAATTGAATTGATATTCAACGGACGTGATCATAGCTTTAGTAGCAGCAGTCTACGTAAACGAGTTGCAGCGGCCGAAGCCGAGAAAGCTCTAAGGAGTTAATAATGGATGTGATGTTGGATTTGGAAACACTGAGTACAAGACCTTGGGCAGTCATACTCACTCTGGGTGCAGTTAAATTCAGTCCCTGGGACGAGGATGTTGACACCGAACACGGATTATATCTAAAACCCGATGTGGATGAACAAATCGCGTTGGATAGACACGTTCAAGATCTAACTGTTGAATGGTGGGGGACACAAACCGAAGAGGTTCGTGAAGAAGCAATGGGTGTCGAAGGCAGAATCAGCCTAAACACCATGCTAGATGATCTAAACAGATTTCTCGTTGGCGCAGATAATATCTGGTGTCAAGGTCCTGCATTTGATATTGTTATACTGGAAGATTTATATAGGCAAATGGAACGTCCAACACCATGGCAATTTTGGCAAATACGAGATAGTCGTACCCTGTTTGGGGTACACGGTGATCCTAGGAAAAAAGACAGACACGGTGCTCACAATGCCTTAATTGATTGTTATTATCAAGCCCGGGCTGTTCAGCAGATATATAACAGTGCGGGTATAAAGAAAAGAACATATGAAAGTGCAAACAAATAATGGACATTATTTTTTCAAGACAAGCAGCTGATGAACTCAGTGAAAGATATACAGTTTTAGAATTAGAAACTTTTGACGTTGAAGGTAAAGTTCTAGAAACATTTTGTGTAGTTCCTGGTGATCGAATACCAATAGAAGAAGTAGTTAAATTGGATCACTGGAAAAAACTGCACAACGAATTTGTAAATGCCAATAAAGAAAAAAACGCAAAATTGTGTCATGATTTACGTCCCTACCTTAAAGGCAAATGGGGCGGAGAATTAGACGAATTCTACGATATTGTTTGCGGACGGTTTGAATACAAAGAAGAACCAAGCAGTTAATTTTTTTCAAAAGCTCCTTAAATAAAACAAAGGAGCTTTTTTCTATTACAGTTTTCAATCACGACTCCGAACTAAAAAGAGGCAATAATGCCCAAGGAGCTAACATGAAACAAGTATTATTATCAGTTTTGATTCTATCGTCAATCTCGGCTTATGCTGCAGATCCTATTGTAACTGATAGTACCAGTCGTAGTACAACGGAAACAACAATCAAATCCCCGCCCCCTACTGCAATAGCGCCAGGAATCAACAGCATGAACAGCGATTTATGTGCTGTGGGGGTTAGTGGAGCAGCACAAACACAAATTCTAGGTATTGCAATTGGTAGTACTTTTGTAGACAAAAATTGCGAACGCTTAAAATTATCTAAGACACTATTTGATATGGGAATGAAAGTGGCAGCGGTAGCTACGCTGTGTCAAGACGAACGTGTATTCACTGCTATGATGAATGCCGGAACACCTTGTCCGGTTGATGGTAAAATTGGACAAGAAGCTCGTGATATCTGGGAATCAGACCCCAAGCGTCAACCACAAAAAGTTAAGAGCAAAGACTAATGAAAAAGTTTTTGGCGGCACTGGCATTTATAACACTTCCGGCATTTGCTGTGGAACCCACTGTTGGAGATAACGCACTGGTCAATGGTGAGTTAAACGGCAATGCAACAGGATGGACTCGAAGCGGTATGGCTGGTGGTGTTGACGGTGCCGGTGGTCCGGGATATACATTCAGCTTTCAAAGTGGTACTATAGCTCAAACCTATGCTATCAATCAGGCACTACAAGGGTCAGGTATTCAAATTTATGGATTTAACTACGGTTTTGAATATCGATTCAACTGTGGTCAACAAATTGGATCTGATTGTACTAGCAATTCCAAGCAGGACACATTGAATGCTACCATTACGATTACCAATGGTAGTGGTGGTACAATATATTCACAGTACTACGGGTTGGGAGCAAAAAATGCTGCTGATGGTAACAGCGCCTACAATCCAACGTGGCAGAATGTGGCCACAGAACAAAGATTTGCTAGTCCATATGATCTGGCCAACATGGGTAATTTCACCATGGGTATTACAGGCATGGATGCTGGTTTTTGGGGAGGCAATTATGGACCCAATATACGTAATGCATACTCACGTCCAGTTTATGCACAAGGAGATACCTGCACAGCCGATCCATTAAGTTCAACCAGTTGTCCGGGCTATGAAGCCGCATACTTGACACGTCAGTGTTCGATAAGCCCCGGATACAGTCCAAGTTGCCCTGGATATTATGTATATCAGTGTACAGTTAGTCCGTTATTTGATATAGGATGCCCGGGTTATCAACAAGCCTATTTCCTAGAACAATGTAAAAAAGATAGTTTGTTTGATCGTCAATGCGAAGGATATGCTACTGCCTATGCAATAAAAAATTTAGTAGTACTAGATGTTAACAGCAGTTTAATTAATCAATCACTGGCAACAACTGCATCTAGCAGCCCAACAACGGTACAGAAACAAGCAGAATCGCAAGCAATTACACCAACCGCAGCAACATCGCCAACATCAGTGACTGCCGTAAATTCTGCAATACGAGAACCAAATCCAGAAACACGCACACCTCCAAAAGAAGAAAAACGTGAAACAGTTAGTAATCCAGAAACACGTACACCTCCAAAGGAAGAAAAACGTGAAGCGATTGCTAAAAAGAATACCGAAAATAAAAAGAATGCTGAGAATGCAATTAAAGAAATTGCAAAATCTAAAAAACAAGAAGACATTATTGCAGTTCAAAATATCATAGTATCGGGCATGGGCATATTGCCTGGCTTCGAAGCTTACCAGTATAACGCAGTACCAGATACACAATTTTACAAATCACGAGAAATATACGCCAATCAAAAATCTGTGGACAATAGAAATGCACAAAGATTGTTGAGTGGTGCAAGTGAAGCCCGTCATCAACAGATGATAGAACAACAATACCAATTAGGAGAAAAATAAATGTCAGACAAAAACAAAAACATCGACGAAAAAGTAGAAGATTTAGAAGCTGCTAAGGAAAAATATCTTAGCGAAAACACAGTTATCAGCATTGGCGGTTATGCATTTACTCCAGCCAAGCTCATGATAGCTGGCACCATTGTTACCTCTGTATTGGGCGGCCTCTACGGATCTTTTGAAGTTTATAAAGACTACATGGACATGAAGCAAAAGATTGCCGACTATGTTACTCCTGATCTAGGAGAAGTCTACAAGAAACTAGAAGTGCTAGAAGCAAACACTAATAAAACAGTGGAATACAGCCAAGATATTAAAAATGATCTAAAAAGCGATATACGTCGACTTGAGACCGTGGTTGAATCAGTGGAACGTGATAGTAAAGTAGCACAGCGCGATACAGATAAAAGTGTACAAGATGCACGTAAAGATGTACGTGAAACCAAACAAGAAGTAGACAAAATAACTCGCCAATTAGAAAAAGATACCACTCAGCAGAATAAAGAATTACAACGTCAAGTTGATGGTGCAGTAAGACAGTTGCAAAAAGAAAATGAGCAAGAAATTAAACAATTGCGCCGCGAATTAGATGATAAAATTAAAAAAGCATTAGATAATCCGCTAGCAAATAAGTGATATATATTAGTATGAAAAACTTATTAGCTGCCATCTTACTGGCTACAATAGCCATGGCAGCTACAGCCGAACCTAATTCAAAACAGATTCGCTTTATGTGTGGCAGTTTTGAAGATGTTGAAGTGACTATGGAGAAGTATGGTGAAAAATTGATCATGGCCACCCAGAGTCCTAACGAGCGAACTGTTAATTTGGTATATGCTAATTTTGAAACCCACACTACCAGCTGGTTTATACACGATTTGCAAACAGATGAATACTGTATGTTAGGAGTGGGTAATAAAATTTATATACCAGACGAAAGTCCACTCAAAAAAGGTGTAGGATTAGGAGTTAGAACAATTTACAAATAACCTGGAATTTCCAGGTTTTTTTATGACATGTAAAGGAGAATATTATGAGTTGGTTTGCACACCGTCCCCCAAGAAATCCACCACGACCCAGTCCAGTAACTCCACCGCATAGAATGTAATCCGCCCCCTAAGAGCTTTTTTACTTTAATCAAAATAAGTAATAATAAGTTCGATTACTATTGGTCCATCAAAAATAATTACAAAGGATCACAAATGTTTAGCCCGATAAACAGGGTTATAATAGTATCACATAAGGGGCGGGGGTTATGGATCCATTAACCCTCTTCGCCCTGGCCAATGGTGCCGTTGCTGCTGTCAAAAAAGGCTGTGCCTTATATAAAGAAATACAAAGTGTCGCCGGCGATGTCAAAGGCGTTCTTGCAGATTTAGATCAGCAATTTAATGAAAAGTTCAAAGATAAAAGACCTACTGTAACTGAAAAAAATCAGTATGTAGAAGAAAAAAATCGAATCATTGAACTTAGCAAAAAGCAACCTGATGATATTTATACAATGATCGGCGAAGAACTTGGTGCGTACTTTGAAAACTATGCCAAATGTTCTGCTATCTTTGAGGAAGAAGCAAAACACGACAATGAAGTTTATACTGGAGAAGTCAGTCTAGGCAAAAGAGCTTTACAACGGGTTCTCATGGAAAGTAAATTAGTTGCCATGCAGGCCGAATTGCGTGAGCTCATGGTCTATAACTGTCCCAAAGAGTTAGGCGATCTTTACGGCAGAGTTGAGAAGATGATGCAGCAGATGAAAAAGCAACAGGCTGCTGCGTGGGCTGCAAAAAAAATAAACGATAAAAAAGCCGCAGAAAGAAAAGCCGGGCGAATTAAGATCATAAAAGAAAAAATCACAACCTGGGGTATTGTAGTAATATCTATACTTTATCTTTGTGTATTGATTTGGAGTGTAATAGAACTTCGTAAAGTTGAACGTCCCGAATTAGGAACATGCTTAATACCAAAAGGTTCTTGGGGTTACAAGCAATACAATAATTTAAAATGGGTTGATTGTGAAAGATAAAGAAATTAAATATACATTTGCAGCAAATGCGGACTTGGTTGTACGTATGTATTTTGAACACAGTTATCTGGCAGAACATATATGCCTAAATCTAAGATACGACATTGACGAGGTAAAACGCATCATTGAAAGGCATAAAGTAGAAAATGGGTTCGCATAGTTCAATGATTAAATTGGTACTTGATCTCCACAATCAGGGATACAGTATGGTAAAAATTGCAAAGACACTCAATCTTCATATAGAGGAAGTGATTAACATTATCAATGGATATACCTAATTTACTTACCTGGGGCTTGAGAATTTATTTCTATTGCCTGTTACTCTTGAGTTTTAATATTCCTAGCCTGTTTGGGACAATTATATCTGTTGCAGGATTTTTGATAATGGAATACTTTTGTGAAGATCTGGCAAAAGACTACCACTAAATAGTATTTTAGAATCAATGTTAAAAAAATTATTTACTTTTATAGTCTTCGTAGCTGTTTCATTGCCTGTTCATTCAGCAAACATTTTAGCCAAGTCTTGGCTGATAGCCGATGGTGAAGGCAATATACTTGATTCAGAAAATATTGAAATAAAACAACCAATTGCTAGTATAACCAAACTTATGACTGTGATGGTTATTCTTGATGCAAACGAAAATCTTAAACAACCACTTGGCAAAAAATTTAGAGGACTGTCTGTCACCAGAGAACAACTGCTCAATTTAGCGATAATAAAATCTGACAATCAAGCTGCCCAGATGTTGTGCGAAAGTTATCATAGGGGTTATAAGTCTTGCATTGATGATATGAATCACAAAGCATTGACATTGGGTATGTTAGAAACCAAATTTGAAGATAGTAGCGGGCTTGATAATCGCAATGTCAGTACTCCAAAAGATTTAATAAAATTACTCATGGCGGCAGAAAAGTATCCTCATATAGTGCATGCCAGTAATCAGTATGTAGGAGAATTACTACAACCTACTAAAAGAAAAATCTTAAAATGGAAATATGCTAATACAAATCCGCTGGTCGCTAAATATAATGTGATTGTTAGTAAAACTGGATATGTTCGCGCCAGTGGCGGCTGTTTAATAATGAGTGTTTTTGTAAACGGAAAAAAAAGACTGTTTATTGTGTTGAACAGCAACAGCACAAGAACCAGAATCCGAGACATGGAACAGCTGATCTTGTCTTCGATTAATTCATAACCATATTATTTTAATAAAAGTTTTTTAACAGATTCAAAATTAATGTATTTTGTGGGTAGTTTAAACCTATTAGACAAGCCCATGTTGTATTGTTTAGTACAAATCTCGAAATTATCAACCAGCTCATTGACGATAATTTCTTTAAATTTGTTATAAAAATGATGATGATTAAACTCTAGAGTCTCTTGCATTTCCTCGTACATTTTTAGTAAATCTGTCCATGGCATGGAACAGAGTATTTTCAATTGATCTGTTATCAATTTGATACGAATGTCGGGATCCTGTTCGTTGTCGTAACTTTCGTCAATCCAGCGATCGAATGTTTTAAACCCATAGCTTTTTAAATACGCTAGATTTCCAAAACCGCCTACTAGGATAAAAGGTCGTCGAGTCACAATAGGCTTAAAAATCTTTTCAGTTAAATGCAGTTTATCTTCATAAAATACTGTTTCTGTGACTACACTCCACAAGGATTCAACTTGGAACTTAGGATCAATGACATCAGCACTGGCACTTTTGTAATTACAAACATCAAGAACAATAGGAGCAGCAGTTGTTGTTAAATGATTTAGTATATGTTTTTTAGCTGGCACTGATAGTTTAGTATTTGGATCAAATAACTCTTGTTTAATTATATCTTTATTCAGCAGAGGAGCAGATACAAAACCATATGGTTCTAATTTGGCTTGTCTTAAGTGTGATAACAAATTTAATCGATAACTTCTATTATTCGTTATTAGGTAATTTAAACAAATAAATACTTTACTTAGATTATAATTTGAAAAGTTCAAGTACTTGTAGTCATTAAACCAATTTAATGCAGCAAATCCGTGAAAAAAGAAATACCAATCGTATACCTGCCAATCTTTTAAAAATTGTTTCTTCAACGGACTTTTTTCGGAGTTAGCAAATACATGAAAATTGACAGTATATGCCTGAGCAAGCATTCCGGGTTGACTAGGTGGACCGGGAGCAACGGTATATTCAGCTGAACGATAGCATAACATTTCCATTTCTGGCATATAAACATCTTGATATCGAATACCATCTAAGTCAATATAATTTAAAGGTTCTTCATGCCACCAAATACATCTTCCATTCATTTTCCCCATTCCGCTAGATGATTTGGTATGAAGAAATGCGCTACTAAAATTTTTTGGATCAGTAGAATATCGGGGACTGAAACCAAAAGACGTAATTAATAACGGATCAAGTAATTGCTCATGAATTACATTAACAAATTTTTCAACGGAGATCATAAATGAAAGTAGGTTTTATTGGATTAGGTAAATTAGGATTGCCGTGTGCCGAAGCAATGGCCAATCACTATTCTGTCACCGGGTATGATATTTACTCAAAAACTAGTAACAGAATTAAAATATCAGATAGTTTACGCGGTGCAGTTGCAGGTAAAGACATTGTATTTGTTGCGGTACAAACACCACATGATCCTGACTACGATGGATCTAAACCAATTACACACTTGCCCAACAAAGATTTTAACTATACCACAGTTAAAGATGTATTACGAGATATTGATACCTGGGCCGGACCTGATCAACTTGTAGTGCTTATATCCACAGTATTACCTGGCACAGTTCGTAGAGAACTTAGAGATTGCATTACTGTACCACGTTTTATATATAATCCTTATCTTATTGCTATGGGCAGTGTAGAATGGGACATGGTCAATCCGGAGATGGTTATTATTGGTACAGAAGATGGTAGCGAAACAGGTGATGCTAAAACTCTAGTAGACTTCTATCGACCCATAATGCAAAACGATCCACGCTACGTAGTAGGTACATGGGACGAAGCAGAGTCAATTAAAATATTCTACAATACATTTATCAGTACCAAGATTGGCTTGGTCAACATG